CGGTGGCCGGATATGATTTCATAGCCGCCGTCCGGGTCAGGCCGCACCAACAGCGGCGTGGTGATGCCATAATCCCGGATGCTCTCCACGGTCTGCGCCATAGAATCATCATCCATCACCTTGAACGGATGCCCCTCAAAAGGGTGAAGCTCTGAAATGCGGATGCTCTGAACCTGTTCCGGGACAGCGCCGACCTCTGCCGAAGCCTTTTTCGCTTTGCTGCCCGCCATTATCGCGCTCCTTTGTCCGCCGTTCTTGTACTGCCCGGCACGGGAGGTTTGACCTCGGCTGCTTTCTGTTTGACGGCACCCAGCACCGAATCACGATTCTCAGCTTTAGCCATCGTGCGCTGGTACTCGCCCAGAACTGCGCTGTTCAGCACCTTGCGCATCTCCGCAGTCGTGGGGAAACAGATGTCCTTATACTCGCCCTCGGCACTTTTCCGCTGGGGCATGGACACGAATGCGCCTTTCTCGCTGTTCATCACGCGCACACCCCGGATAGCGAAGCACCCTCCGATAGTAACGGAGGCGTTCGCCAACAGGTTTTTGGCATCCTGCACGGGATAGACCTTGACACTGATGTCCAGCTTTTGGCCGCCCTGCATCGCCGGTTCTCTTGTAGCATCGCTCATTTGTTTTTACCTCGCTTTCCTGTAATAATGTTAAAACTCGGTGCTTTCCATCTACGGAACAGAATCAAGCAGTTTCCCGCAGAATTTCAGGTACTTTGTTCATGAAGTGTTCTTTGCCGATGGCAGTAAACAGGGTGTACTGGCCGCAGTCCGCGCTGTTGCGCTTGTGGAAGTCCCGGACGATGAAAAAGCCCTTATTATAATAGAAAGCATAGGGCATCAGCTTTCCGGATGGAGCGCGGTACAGATAGCGATGGCGCATCAGATACTTGGTAAACCGCTTTTCCGGGACACCCAGCTCCTTTGCGGTGTTGCGGATGTTGGTACATTCCATCGGATTCACAAAAGTATCATAGTACATCGCTTTGGGAAGCACCGCCTGAAGCTCTGCCGTGAGCCTCTCATTCTCCAGAGCCTCCTGCACATACTCCATGACCAGCATATGAGCCTGCGTCGGGTCGGAAAGGAGCCGCAGCAGTGCGGCATCTGTGAAATAGGCTCCGTGCTGCCGGATAGCGGGGATAACGTCGTGCGTAATCCAACGCTTGAACTGCTTTGCCGTGGGGAGCTTGCTGGAGAGGATGAGGGAATAGAGGCCGCTCTCATTGATGAGAGTAACCGGCGTTCCATTGACGGTGAACGAATCGTTCACCGTCCGATCTTCTGCATCCACATGGTCCCGAATCGCTTTCTGCGGATTGGTGTACCCCAGCGCCAGGGATACGTCCTTGCCCACCAGCCAAGGTGTGCCGTCGATCTCGACGGTGCGCACCTGCCCGAACTCCGGGTTCTCAAAGATTTGTAAGTCGTTCATGTGGATTTGTACCTCCTTGTATTCACTTCACTTTCGCTGTAAAATAAAAAGACGGAAAGGAGGTGAATGGAAAAATGATTTTTGAAAATTTTTTAAGAATGCATGGTCTGAATATGCAAATTGAGCGAGATGGTGAAATTATTGCAACCGTTCCAGGTTTGCCAAACCGAGAAACGGCAACGAACCGTCAGTACGTTGGATTTCGCCCAAAAACCGATATTAAAATAGACGATGTTATTATCACTCCGGCCAATGAACGGCTTTATGTAACGGAAACGCAGGCATCGTTCTTCCAAAAGCAGCAGGAAGAAATAAAAGCGTTCTATATGACCGAAGTCGAGAAAAAGCGAAAAGAAACCGAACAGCGTCAGAGTAATATTTATAATATCGGTACAGCTTACGGTTCTGTAATTGGAACAGCCAATACAGCGACCATCAACTACCAGACGAATTTTCAGGAACTGCGGGAAAGGGCAGAAGCTGAAGATGCACCGGACAAAGAGCAAGTCCAGAAGTTAGTTGATCTTGTTGAGATGATCGTAAATGACCAGATTCCTCCGCAGAAGGGATTGTTGTCCAAGTTTTCCGAAACGATGGAACGTCACTCGTGGATTACAAGTGCTGTTGCATCTGCGCTTGTATCGTGGTTGACACAACTTCCGCACTGATCTCGATGGTCAAGTTTAACAATGCTTTTCCATTGCTGGACTGAACCAACGAATAATCCTTCACATTCTGGATAACCGTTCCGTCTATCTGGCAGCTAAAACGATTGTCCAAGTGCGACAGCTGAATCTCTTGCGCCCCGCGCTTCTCTTCCTTAGGAGCGTGGGGCCTTTTGCTGTTGCTCATCTTCTTCACCTCCTTTGAAAATGTAACTTGTTGAGTTACTTAATGGCCGAAAAATACAGCCTGCGGATTGTCGATGCTCAAAAGCTCCACAATCTTTGAGGCCTCATCCGTGCCAAAAACACGTTTTTTGAGCTTGCGGGTTAAGGTTTGCTCCGAAATTCCGAGTTCCTGAGCCAACATTTTTTGGGTGAAGCCAGCCTTGACCATGTACGACTTGAGTAAATTGACGTTTACCACACTTTCACCTCCAAACTGCCTCTTTGTAACTTGTGAGGTCACAAGTATAATAACACCATATCTGTGACCTGTCAAGTTATTTTTGATAATTGAATTAAAAATATTGTAAACTGTCGGTTTATCTGCTATACTATAGACATTAAAGGAGGTGCTCATGGTGACTGTAGGTGATCGCATTCGACAGGTACGTCAAGAGCAAGATGTAACCCAGCAGGAGCTTGCCGATTACATCGGTGTATCGAAGCAGGCAGTATATAAGTATGAAAATAATATTGTAACCAATATACCGACAGACAAAGTTGACGCCATTGCCAAACGGCTGAAAGTGTCTCCCGCCTACCTGATGGGCTGGGAAGAGAAGCCCCAGCCCGCCCCTCGTCCCATCCCGAAGGGGTTTGAGCCGATGCCCAAGATGAAGAAGATCCCGCTGGTGGGCTCGATCGCCTGCGGCACGCCCATCCTGGCCCAGCAGAACATTGACGGCCATGTGGACGCGCAGGAGGATATCCGGTGCGATTTTGCGTTGCGCTGCAAGGGCGACAGTATGATCGGGGCCGGCATCCACGATGGCGACGCGGTGTATATCCACATTCAGCCGGAGGTGGAGAACGGCGAGATCGCCGCCGTGCGGATAGGCGAGGAAGCGACGCTCAAGCGGGTGTATTATGACGGCACAACCCTGACCTTGATGCCTTATAATAATGCTTATGCGCCGATGGTCTACACCGGCCCCCAGCTGGAAGATGTGCACATTGAGGGCAAAGCCGTGGGGTATACGCACTGGTTTGGCTGAGGAGGATAAAATGGAAAAGAACTTTCAGTTTTTAATTTACCGCTCTGTAGAAGAAGATGTTTCAGTCAACGCCATTGTGAAGGATGAGAGCATTTGGCTGTCGCAGCAGGGCATGGCAGAACTGCTCGGGGTGCAAAAGCCGGCAATCAGCAAGCACTTGAAGAATATTTTTGAAGAGGGCGAGCTGGATGAAAAAGTGGTTGTTTCCAAAATGGAAACAACCACTCATCACGGGGCGCTGGACGATAAAACGCAGACGAAAGAAACGAATTTCTATAATCTTGATGCCATCATCTCGGTAGGCTACCGGGTCAATTCCCGCCGGGCAACGCAATTCCGCATCTGGGCTACTGGCATCCTCAAAGAGTACATGACCAAGGGTTTTGTTCTGGACGACGAACGCCTGAAGCAAGGCAAGGATGCTTTCGGTAAGGACTACTTTCGCGAACTGCTGGAGCGTGTCCGCTCCATCCGTGCCAGCGAGCGCCGGATCTGGCAGCAGGTGACGGATATCTTTGCCGAGTGCAGCATCGACTATGACCGCAATTCTCCGGTAACAAAGGACTTCTATGCCATGGTGCAGAACAAGTTCCACTATGCCATCACCGGCCAGACGGCGGCAGAAATCGTGTACAACAAGGCCGACCATACCAAGGAACACATGGGGCTGACCACATGGAAGAACGCTCCGGAGGGCCGGGTGCTCAAATCGGATGTTTCGGTGGCCAAGAATTACCTGTCTGAGAAGCAGATCCGCCAGCTGGAGCGCACGGTGTCCGGTTATTTTGACTACATCGAGGATCTGATCGAGCGGGAAAACACGTTCACGATGGAGCAGTTCGCGGCCAGCATCAACGAGTTTCTGTCTTTCCGGAGGTATGACATTCTGCCGGACAAAGGCAAGGTGTCGGCCCGGCAGGCCAGAGCGAAGGCCGAAGCGGAGTATGACCTGTTCAACCCGACCCAGAAGATCGTGTCTGACTTTGACCGGACGATCCGCCAGATGAAGGAGAAAAACTGATGGAACACTGGGCGGGCCGGTGGAATAAAAAAAACGCCCCCGATGCTACCAACACCGAGGGCGTGCAGATCAAACTGCCCAGAGGGCAATACAGACCGAACAACTGTATTCTACCACCTCCGGTCAGGCTTGTCAAAGTGTATCTGTGGAGGTGCATTTTATGGGAAAACGAACCAACACGGCAGCCTGGCTGCCGAATCAGCAGCGCTGGCAGATCAACGTCCAAAAGAATGGTGTGCGCAGATCCTTTACCAGCTCAAAGCCCGGCCGCACCGGCCAGCGTGAAGCCAATGCAAAGGCGGACGCATGGCTGGATGACGGCATCAGCAATACTCGGATGCTGGTAGAAGCAGCCTATCCGCAGTGGATCGGCGAGCTGAAATTGACCACCAGCCGCTCCAACTGGGAACCGATCCAGAGCCGGTGGAACGTCTGGGTGCGTCCAGTCATTGGCCGGAGGCGTGTGGGAGACCTGACGGAACAACAGCTGCAAGCCATCATCAACAAAGGATTTGCAGGAGGACTGAGCAAAAAATACCTTTCCAACATGTGCACGGATTTGACCATGTTCTGCAAATGGCTGCGCCTGAGCAAAATGTCCACTCTGCGGCCGGAAGAACTGCATGTGCCAAAGGGTGCACGCTCCAAGGAAAAAGAAATATTGCAGCCGGAGGATCTGCGTACACTTTTTGAGGTGGGCACTACGATCCTGGACGGAAAACTGATCGAGGATCCTTATGTCAATGCGTACAGGTTTAGCGTTGTGACTGGCCTTCGTCCGGGCGAGCTGATCGGACTGAGCTGGAAGGACGTTAAGGGTGGCCGGGTGAAGATCCGGCGAGCTATAAACACCCGTGGCGAGGAAACCCGCGGCAAGAACGACAACGCTGTGCGCGCCTTTGCACTCACCGATAGTGCGGCCGCTATTCTGCAGGCACAGAAAAAGCTGACAGGCGGGCAGGAAAGCGTGTTTGGCATCTCCTGTGAGGACACCTATAGAAAATATTGGCGGCGCTACTGCGAGGCCAACGGCCTGCACTATGTCCCGCCGTATAATCTCCGGCACACGTTCGTATCACTGGCAAAAACGCTGCCAGAGGGACAAGTCAAGCCCTTGGTTGGCCACTCCCGCCAGATGGACACGTTCGGGATCTACGCGCATCTTATTCATGGCGAGGATGTGCAGACTGCCGCAGACCTGGACAACGTTCTCAGCAGGGTTCTTGATCCGGAAAGTCTTGAGAAGTAACACATTTTGTAACACGTTTCTATTTCTCGCACCGTGTTTGCGGTTTCATTCCCGGAAAAGCAGATTTCGGAATTTAACGGAAGTACGTTGGATGTGTATGCCGGGTTTTCGCCGGAAAAGTTCTGGACCGGGTTCGACCCCCGTCGGCGGCATGAAGAAAAGCACCTGAGAACGATGGTTCTTGGGTGCTTTTTTCATGCTTGTATTCCGGAAAGGGGATGATATACACATGCTGCGGTCGAGCGGATGGAGAGGCTTTGCGGTCTGTTCACAGTTCATTCGGAAAAAGTGCTTTTTCTTTCCATGGTTTCATGCTATAATAAAAAACGATACGATCCGTGATCGTAATGGGGCAGGGGGCCGCTGGCCGTCCTGCCGGGGCAGTGCCCGCAAACTGCGGCGGGCGGGAAACAGAAAAAGAGAGGCGAATCGAGATGTTGGATATGATCAAATGCAGCACCGGCGGCGCATACTATGCCCGCGGCGAGTGGGTGCCGGCAGACGGCAACGCACCGGCAGCACTGGCCGCCAAGGGCTTTGATGCCGCTGCGGTGGAAAACGCCAAGACCGGTACCATGGCCTACAGCATTCTGCAGGCTCACAACACCAGCGGCGATGCCGAAAACCTGAAGATCAAGTTTGACGCCATGGCCAGCCATGACATCACCTTTGTGGGCATCATCCAGACGGCCCGCGCGTCCGGCCTGGAAAAGTTCCCCATCCCGTATGTGCTCACCAACTGCCACAACAGCCTGTGCGCTGTGGGCGGCACCATCAACGAGGATGACCACCGTTTCGGCCTGTCGGCTGCCAAAAAGTACGGCGGCATCTTTGTGCCCCCGCATCTGGCTGTCATCCACCAGTACATGCGTGAAAAGTTTGCCGGCTGCGGCAAAATGATCCTTGGCTCGGACTCCCACACCCGCTACGGTGCACTGGGCACCATGGCCATCGGCGAGGGCGGCGGCGAGCTGGCAAAGCAGCTGCTGGGCCGCACCTACGATGTGGCCCGTCCGGGT